TTATGGATAAATAAATGGGAACACAAACTTAATATCAAATTTTTCGCAACCACGTACACTAATATGATTAATGCCTTTTTCTAATTTAATATAACCAAAATTAGTGTTGTCATTTGCATTACTTTCATTTTCAAAGGCATTAATACCATCAAGAATAATCGTTCGATTGAAATTATTTTTGCCAGTGAAAGTAAACACGCTATCATTATCAGTATTAATAATTGATATTTCCGAACCTACATAACTAATTACTACTTTAAAATCACATTTCTGCAAATATGGATCTATTGGAATAGAGCTTGGGTTGATTAAATCAAAATCAGCTTCATTTTGAAAATGAAAGTCTTCTTTGCTAACTGCCGGAATATCCCAACCAAGTGGGAAATCATTCCAAAGATCCAACTGGTTCATAGAATCATAACGACTAAATTTATATCCACTTGGATTTTCAAAAGGAATATTAATAAAACAATCACGTCCGCCTTCTTGAAATGGCTTAATGTCAAAGCCGACCGGACGTAAGAAATAAACAAACATTGGATCAGTATCTGTTCTAATTCTAAAAAGTTTCTTTTGCATAAAAAAGTCATAAAGCTGTTGACGTTTAGCCTGGTAATCGTAGTAAGTACCAAAGTTCATATTTAACTTAACGTTAACTGTATTTTTACCAAAAAGACCATAGCTAAATATATTTCCGTCGCTAACATTGCTATCTTGATAAGAATTAGTTAGTACAGGGCTATTATTGTCAATCCCATTGAAATCTACAAAAGGAAATAACTCGGTTAAGTCTATTTCTGGTTGAGCATCAATTGATATCCAAATTTTAGGATTCATATGCAATACCTCCATTAAGTTTTTGATATCCGAGCAATTGACCATTTAGGGCATCTTGCTTATATCTATCTTGTGGAGATTGAGAGGTATTAATAACTGCATTAGTGGTTCCATTTTGAGATTTGATTGTTTCAATCTGTAAATTAACTAAATCTTTAACCATATTTTTTAACTCACTAACTTCATTAATTAAGGCTGCTACTTTATCATCTCGTGTTGGCTGAGCGGACCCATCTTCATGCTTGAACTGGGCCATTACCTCAGACAATAGCTGATAAGCGCGGCCACGCTTGGAAGCAGTCAGTGGAATAATCATTTCTGGGTTGTTATGTTCGGCCACTTCATACAGACCATGTTGGAATACTTTTCCACCATTGGCCCATCCGTGACCATTACCTACGTTGCCCCAGCCACCTTCACCACCTCGTTCCAAGACGTGGATTGCGGCTAAGATTTCATTAAAACCATTTCGCCAGTCAGTGTGACCAGGTAAGGCATCAGCAGCCCAAGTAGTACCAGCAAATTGAAGTAACCCACGGGCTTCATTACCACCTGAGTTAACATCGTGAATTTGTTGCATTATATTAGGATTACCGCCGGACTCAGTCTGAATTTGCCGAAGTAGCTTAGTAACCTTCCACTCAGCAGGAGCTACGCCTAATTCCTTGAACGCGCGAATGATGTAAGGTCGCCAACGCTCAGCACCAGCGCCACCTGGATTAGTAAGTGTTGCAAATTGTTTCTTAACCCATTCTGCCATATGTTTAGCAACATAGATTGGAACATTTGTAATCATTGACTGCGCAAACTTGATTCCACTACTCAAACCACCGAGTTTTTTAGCGAACGCATGTTCCATAAACTCAACTGGGTGTTTCATGATCTTCTCAGCATTGTCCATCCAGCCTTCAGCATCGTCCTTTAATCCACTGAAGAAATTACCAATTCCGTTAGCAAACTTTGGCAGACCAACTGTAGACATCAGCTTATGGCTGTTCTCACCGTTCAGGATTGACATCCCCTTTGGCAGGAACGTGATAAAGTTTCGCTTGTTTGGAAACGCCCCTACCTGACCTTTATAGGAATACAACTCGCGCCAGTGTGAACCGGCGCCATCATTGACCATGCCAATTGTGGACTTCTTCAAACCATCACGGTTACCGGCAGTCCCAGTGGCAAACGTTGGAATGGCAGCGGACCAAGATCCGCCAAGCTTGCCGGCCCCAATCTTGCTTAGGACCCAGTTGATACCACCTTGGATATCATCAATCAGAATCTTGAATGGTTTCAAGACGTTATTCGCTAGATTGGCCATCGCTCTTCCAGCTTTTTGCCTACCGGCTGAAATTGCATCTCCAATTTGGGACATATGACTCTTCCAGGAACCCACGACCTTGCCGAGTCCACCATCAGTCTTATTATTGATGGAACTATACATATCCCCAAAGATACTCTTATTAGCGCGTGACTGATCCCTTGCTAGACGACCGGTATCATCCTTTAATCGGGACCAATGCCCAGTTGTTAAATCATGCCAAGTACGTGTTCGATCTTCAATTGCCTTGTACATATTGCCAAACGTACGTGGGTGATTACGAGCCATGTTTTGAACAGCACGACCGGTTGTTCGGTTCATGTTGTTATACCAGTTACCAACATTCTTCACACCATTGGAAGTATTCTGTTGGATTGACTTCCATCCCTGCGAAGCATTCCGCTTCATCGCATTCCAGGCTCGCTGATCCTGCTTGCGGCGTTGAGCTTGATATCGGGCTTCTTGTTTCTGTTGAGATTGCTGTTTGCGACCCTGTTCCTTCCAATAGTTATTCCAACCACGAGAGAGTTTCTTGTGCAGATTAGTGACACTTTTGAAAATACCTTTACCGACATCAACAAACCATTTACCAAGTTTCTTGAGGCAACGACCAATTCCATTCACAAAGGCTCGGAACTTCTTGTTGTGCTGATACAAATGTACCAACGCAACTATCAAGGCTGCAACGGCAGAAGCTATCAGAATAAAGACGTTAGCCTTCATTACCAGGTTTAACGCTTGTTGCGAAATTGTTACCGCCTTAATTGCTTTAGAAAGAGTCTGGAAGGTGGTAATAACAGTTGCCACGCTTCGCAATACTTTTAATGTACCAACTAAACCAAGGAAAGCAGCACCTAATCCAATGACCACCTTTTGATGTCGGGCTAAGATAGCTAACGCTTTAGCAGCATTGACTGCTAATTTTGCAAAACCAGAAGCCAAGATAACCAATCCTCGTTGGGTATCTTTATTTTCCAGCGCTTTGCTTAGTTGGTTCAGACCAGTGGCTTCAACCTTAACCAACGGTTTAGCTAGTGCCGCTTGAGTAGTTGTCCATTCAGCTCGTATCTTATGCTGAGCACCTGCCGCTGACTTACCAAATGCCGCTGAGTTACTGTTATAGTTCTTAGCGGCCGTTTTTAGATAACCGTTAAATTGATCGGTTGTCATTTTACCAGAGTCAACTAGCTCTTTGAACTTTTGCTGACTCATTCCAGAAGCCTTGGACATCGCCGCCGTTAATCCAGGCGCTTGTTTCTCTAACCGTCCCAATGAACTGCTAGTTACTTTGCCAGATGATTCAACCCGACTTAGGCCACCGGCAAAGGCGTTCGCTTGCTTATCTGATAGCTTCAGTTGATCAGTTAAACTTGCTACCCCTTTAGTCAGGATTTGTGTTTGGCTGACACTATGCGTTAAACCGTAAAAACGTGACTGCAAAGCATTGACAGATTGAGCAGTTAAGTTAGTATTTGCTTTCAACTGGCCAACTTGGGTGCTTAACTGCTTGATACCAGTAGCACTCACTCCAATGTTTTTCCAACGAGCTTGCATAGCCATTCCCACTTGAGCGGCTTTCATACCAGTTGTGGTTATACTTTGCAATTCATTCTGTAAGCTGGGAAGAACTGAAGCTGTCAGATTGCCCAGAAAAGCTCCACTAAAAACACCTTTAATACGTTGGGCATGTTGAGCAGCTTGCTTTTCTGCCCCGTCTACATCTAGGATCTTACGTTTAAAGAAATCCCAACCAGATGTTTGTGGTGGATTCAAAGCATGAGATAATTCTGACGCTTGTTTTGTTGCCCGAATCATCGCCGCGCTGACTTTGTTGTAATCAGTAATCCGGCGACGATAAAGGTTAGAATTTTTACCTTCAGACTTGGCAGCTTCATCTGCTAATTTCTTAGTAGCACTCTGCTGTTTAGCCAGATTTGCCAGCGACTGCTTTAAACCAGCCAGTTTGACCTTCTGAGCTTCTGCTGTATTTCCCTCAGCTTTAAGTTTCTCTACATGAGAATCAATTGCTCGGTTATTGGTGTAATACTCATTGCGAAGTTCTTTCAGTCCAGAACTAGCATATTCAAATGATCGCTTAGCCCGCTCTTGCTGATTAGATAGACTGGTCAGCTTATTAGTAGCACTGGTCAGACTTCTATCTAGGTGATTCAAATCATCGGTCTGCTCTTTAGTGATAGTGGCACTAGAACGCATTTCGTTCTGCATCGCTTCACGTTCACGCTGGAGCGCTTGCACACGTTGCTTTTGTACATCAAGGGTTTGTGAAAGTCCTTCATAGCGTGCTTTTGCTGCCGCAACAGTATCACCACTAGCCTTAGCAGTTGCTTCTTCAGCCTTCCACTGTGCAGTTAGGTCTTTGAATTTATGTGTTAAGTTTTCAACTTCATTGGCTGCTTGTTGCTGGTCAACTTCAATCTTGGTAGACATAGTTGACTGAATATCATTTGCCGACATTTATTTACCTCCTTTCGTCGATGATCTTCTTAATTCGACATGAGCCGCATATGAAGATAACGGTCGGTCTTCACGATTTCGAGCCTTAGTAACTCGGAACAGGTCATAGATATTTTCATTTTCAATCTGTGACGGTAGAACCCCACCATCTTGAAGCAACCGTTTTTCCATGTACGCCACATCTTCGACATCGTTATTGACATCATCGATTGCTTGTAAGCAATCGCCAACTATTTTTTTGGGTCTGATTCCTTTTGCGTTAAAGATTCTTTCTTGTCTTCTAAGGCGATTTCTTCATCAGATTGGCCCTTGATACGTCTAATAACATAACTAAGATAGTTCGCTAAAACGTTAGAATCAGGGATTGATTCTTCCAAGTGTTCAACTTGCTTTTCGTTAAGTTTGAAAAGATCAACAAGGAATTTAATACCGTCTTCCATTAATTTATCTTCGTCCTCAATCGACTTGATGATAAATTCAGTGTAATGCGGATTATCCACGTCAACAGCATTTAATCGATTGGCTGATGCTGACATGTTTAAAACTTCAATTAACATCTTGTTAGCCTTGGTATAATTCTTAACTGTTGGCTTGATGTTAAATCCCTTATTAAAGCCAACCTTTTTTCCATTAATGTGCATATTTATCTCTCCTTAATGGCCGCGTGGCAAGCCATACTGTGAATTTCTAACGCGACTTTTTGCTTAGAAACTAAGCTTATTTTGGTGTATCAGTGCTGACTACCGTACCAGTAATGCCAGCTCCTTTATTTAGCATGAATTGTTCCACTATGAGAGCCTGAATCTACTACAATATCATTGGGAGCAGAAGCAGCACTAGGGGTGTTGACTACCGTACCAGTAGTGCCAGCGCCTTTAATTCGGTTAATGATTTTTTTATCACTATCATTGAAGCCACCAAAGACTTCAGCAAGCATAGCGGCTGCATCAAAATTAGGATCGCCGGCTGTATATTCCTTATAGGCTTGTTGAGTAGCGGTCGTCGGATCAACGAACACATCGTCCTTAATTGGGGACAATGATTGATAAGTGTAGGTTGAGTTGTAATCTGCCTCGTTCTTGTTGCTGGTAGCGTGGTTGTGAGATGGTTCAATCATTTCACCGTTAGCGAAACAATCCAAGACAGCATTGCCCCAGTAGTCAGAAGAACAGATCATCAGAGCCACGTTTGGCTTTCGGCCGGAAGTTAAAATCCAACCCCCTTTGCCATCGGAAACGTATCCCTTGGCCTTTGCGCCAATATCAAACGGCATATCCAACATGGTTAAGGCAACCTGTGGGGTTGGTGTTCCATGTGTAATTCTCTTAACTTTATCGTTAGCATATTGTTGTTGACCAGCTTCTTCCAAACCAGTGATGTTAGCAGTAGTGGCACCTTGACCCTCGCCATCTACTAACACAACACCATCCTTGGATAACCCCTTCTTTTCATCAGCAACAATCAACCCAGTAGCAGGGTCAATAATGCCGAAAGCCACCCAACGAATACCTTTAAATGAAGTACCTTGTGCCATAAATTAATTCCTCTTTTCTAAAATTGGTTCTTGTTTATCAACATAAATTGTCTTAGTCAGCTGCCCAGTGTCGGGATCGTAAACGTGTTCACGAGATATTGATACTTGCCAACCGTTGGCAACAAAAAAGCGCTGAAATTCAATCTCAGTGCTTGCTATATCAAAGTCGGCATTTTTCTTGTAAAAAATCTGAATCTCACAGCCAATTTGCATAAACTTAAATGTCGCATTTGCATAGTATCCCGGCTGGAAATCTGATTCAGTAACTAAAACAACCGTCTTGCTATTATCATTAACAAATTCCGGTTCAATATTTGTTGTCGAGAGATGATCGATCCAATGAAAATGACGACTAGCAATTAAATCGCTTACTTGAATTACTGGCATTTTCATGGTTCAACATCCTTTCGATATTTTTCAGCAATGGCTGAAAAGACTTCCTTAGCGTTATCTTCACGGGTGTGTTCAACAAAGTGATCGCCACGCATCTTCTTGGTGCCATCGTTGATAAAGCGTGCTATCCTCGCATGGTTTACTCCGGATTCTTTGACACCTTGAAAACCGACTAAAGAGCTACCGTCAATCTCGCCATTAATGTTCTTATCATCCGAAGCAATCGAATCGGCAAGATGCTTGATGTTTTGACCCCGGTATTTCTTGGGGATGTAATGTTTCTCATCATAGTGTTTGTGACGTGTTTCTTGTTGCAAACGATCACGAAGAACATCTGCCCCTTCTTTAGTCATTTTCCGCTGGGCATCCTTATCTGGAACTAGCTTCTTTACTTGATGGAGAAAATCCATTACCTTGTCATCAAAATCAGCCATTGTCACCCAGCTCCTTTACATTTCTTAAAGTCAAGAAATCATAAGTCATATAATTAGCTGAATCATCAGAACTAATACTTAAGATCGTATATTCCTCGCCCTTGTACTTAACATGAAGTTGGTTATTGAGCCTGTTATTGTGCCGTACCACTAACGTAATAGCCTTGTCATAATCAGTACCAAGTGATCGGTACTGCATATTAAGTGTCCGTTTCTGTGGATAGACATGCAAACTAAATGATTTAACAAAGCTCGGTTCATTAACGCCGCTGTACGGATTGGTGACTGTCTTAGTAACGCCAAAGTCGGCAATTTTGTTAAACAAATAAGGAGAATACTCAACTGTTTTGGGCATCACCATTGGCTGTCACCACCCTTGTTTAGATATTTAGCTTGTAATTGAACCAGCATCATCTGGACACCTAGTGAGAAGTTGTTCTCTAAAGTACGATCGTAAAAAAGCTGAGTAGTCAACGCATCCAACGCGCCTAAGAAAAGGTCGTCATTCATATAAACCTTCAGGTCAACGTTTGAATTGATCGCGCTAACAAGAACCGCCCGTGCCTGCTTCATCAAACTATTTATCGTAGCTCTAGTTTCGTCCACGTCATCTAAATTCAGTTCAGCCAATAGACGGGTAATAAAGTCATTATCAGTCATTGCTACTCATCTCCCTTAGTTACTTTTTAGCAGTTCCAGCATTAACAGTAACTGGCTGTACTACATGAGCATTACCATCTTCAGAAACCCAATCAAGTTCAGTTGTACCTGCTTTAATTAAGTGAGCTTGATAAGATTTAGCACTATCATTCCATGCAATAGTGGCAATAGCAGGATCTTTGCTAGTAACCTTAATAATTTTATCGGTAGCATTACCAGGGTTAAGAGTGGCAACGCCAATGTTTACGCTACTACCTTCAACACCAGAAATAGCTTCTGGGTTTAAAGTAAAGCTAGTCATAAGAACTGGGTCAACCTTAACTGGCTGTACTACATGAGCATTACCATCTTCAGAAACCCAATCAAGTTCAGTTGTACCTGCTTTAATTAAGTGAGCTTGATAAGATTTAGCACTATCATTCCATGCAATAGTGGCAATAGCAGGATCTTTGCTAGTAACCTTAACAATTTTATCGGTAGCATTACCAGGGTTAAGAGTGGCAACGCCAATGTTTACGCTACTACCTTCAACACCAGAAATAGCTTCTGGGTTTAAAGTAAAGCTAGTCATAAGAACTGGGTCAACCTTAACTGGCTGTACTACATGAGCATTACCATCTTCAGAAACCCAATCAAGTTCAGTTGTACCTGCTTTAATTAAGTGAGCTTGATAAGATTTAGCACTATCATTCCATGCAATAGTGGCAATAGCAGGATCTTTGCTAGTAACCTTAATAATTTTATCGGTAGCGTCATTGGGGCTAAGAGTGGCAACATTAATATCAACGTTATCACCAATGTGTCCAGCAACGTTACCTGGGTTGACAGTAAACGATTCAACTAGTTGTGGTTTAGTTTCAAAAGCTGGAACTGTGACCTTTTGACTAACCCCGTCCTTATCAGCGAAAGCTACTTGAAAATCTCCTTCAGCATAAGAAGTAGCTGGGGTTAAGTTACCAATAGTAACTTCATCAGTACCAATAGCGCCTTGAGCTATCTCCTTACCATTCTTGTCATATACAATTAAGTCATCATCCGCACGTGTTTTTGACATTTTATCACTCCTTTATTTTGCACGAATTGTTCTATTTTGCGTGAATTGTTCCACTATGAGAGCCTGGATCTACTACAATATCATTGGGAGCAGAAGCAGCACTAGCAGTAGCTTTGCTGGAAGTGATCAGCGTAATTAAGTCCTTACGTGCTTGAACAACATCTTCACGTAGGTAAATGCCTAAGATTTTGTACCAAATATCGTATGAATCAATGAATTGTCCAGTAATTTCATTGTTTTGGAAGTTAATAACCGCTTTTTGAAGTGGAGTAACAATGATGTTAGCATCTCCACGCTTAGCTTTGGGGAAGAGTAAGTCATCAACGACAACAACCGTCTTGCCAAGAATTGACTTACCAGTTGCCTTAGTAACATCTGGTTGAACTAATGGACGATTTTCTTTGTCGGTCATTTGGTCAAGCTCGTTGTAAGCAGATTGTGAAAGCACAATTGAAGCGTTTTGAGAATCTTGAGGTTTCAAGTTAACGTTAAGGGCTGTCTTGATGTCCTTGATTAAGTCAGTAGCAGATGTTGTATTGACGCCATTAGTCAAGGCGTTAATAATCAAGCTATCTTGAGTGTTGTCCTTCAATTCTTGTAAACGGTCTTGAAGTTCTGATTGCCAATTGTAAGAACTGTCAGAAATCAAATCTTGTGAAAAGGCGTAGTTACCGGTGTAGGTATTCAAATCCCAGTTAATTGGCTTGATTTCTGGTGCTGCATGCCGTTCTGATTGTTGAAATTCAGTGTGTAAACTCAACTTGTCAGTTGAAGTTTGGAATACTGGAAGCTTACCAGTAGTGGTTGAAACCTCAATTGTTCGAACTAATGATCCTAAACGTGGGAATTGGTGTTGTTCATGTTCGGGGTTCAAAATAGTTTCTGGAATAATTACGGAACCAGCACTTAAACCGATGTTGTTATCCCGATGAATAGAATCAGCAACTTGACCAGTCTTTAAGAAGTTAGCAAAGTCACGAGTAATTGTTTCTTTTGGATCATTTAACTTAGTTGACATTTTAATATCATCTCCATTTTTATCATTTTTCTTGTTTTCATTTACAGCTACAACAGGTTCAGCTGAACGCTTAACATCGCTTGCTGGTTCGGCTTCCCGACTAGCGTTCTTGTTAGACGTTGGATCACCCGGATTAGCCGCACTGTTTGAAGCACTCTTAGCTGATGAAGCCGGGTCACCCGGATTAGCGTTCTTGTTAGACGTTGGATCACCCGGATTAGTGGGAGCACTGGCCCGATCAACTTTGTCTGAGTCTGTTCCTTCATCGTTGTCATCGCGCTTAGCCGTACTATTTGTTGGCTTATCACTATTCAATAATTCATTCACTTTATTTGTTAAAGCGGCGATTTGTTTAGCTAAGCTATCACTGGAAGCAGAGCTTGGCTTAGTAGAAGCCGCACTGCTTGAAGCAGGAGCTTTCGATTGTACTGCTTTACTAGAATCAGTATTCATATTGTTTAAGACCTCCTTGTAGTCTCTCGCTACTTGAACCGAAGTTTCGGTATAGGCAGGAATTGGCGTTAAGCTAATTTCAGCTAAGCTGGCAAAGTGATTAATAGTATGAATCACCTTGCCGTCAGCGCCTTGTTCCCACGAGTCACCGTTATTCGGATCAATCTGTGCATTAAAAGATAAACCTTTAATGTTTCCATTTTCAACATTGGTATAAACATCATTGCCTAACGTCGTATTAGGAATATCGGCAATAAAAAAGAGGCCCTTATCGTCAGTTTTAAGTGATAAAGTCCCCGAATCTACACGAGCCAAAATGTTATTAAAATCATGTGCATAAAGCAACCGTACTTGTGAAAAGTCTACGTTATCAAAGGCATGTGGGCTGATATATTCTGTAAACGGAAGTGGCTGAGAAGGTTGGTCAAAAGCCACAGCATAGCCCGACAACTGTCGAGTACCACTTTCAACATCTCGCCTAATTGTTAGATGATTAGCCGTAAACGTTCGTACATCACGGTTGACTGTTTTGGTTGTCATTTGTATTCTCACCTCCTTTCGTCGTGTTCTTCTTATTCAACAGGTTAATGTCTGTATCTTCAACCGTAAGGCCCGGCATAACGTCGTTAGCCAACATCAAACCAAACGATTGACGTGGTGAAAGAAGGTTAGCCTTTGATAGTGAAACAATGTTGTTAAGCTCATTCTGGTGGTCAACGTCAATTGCACTGGTAACATCCAGCTTAACTGGTGCTCCCAGCTTATAAGATAATTCTGATTCAATCGGACGAATATACATTGTTAAGGCATTTTGGTATAGCGACCGAATCATTTCAATTGATGATTGTTGATCACCTTGACCATTTAGATAACTGTCTGGAATACCAAACGCCTTAGCAATCTGTGTTTGCGAAAATGTCGCGTTATCTAACAACTTAGCCACGTTTGGCGTAACATCCATTGTTTCCAATTTAGCACCAGCATCCATAATCATGACACGTCCAGCATTATCCCCGGTATTGGCCTTTTCAAAGGCTTCACGGATCTTATCCTTAGCTCCCGGTTCAGTAATGGCGTTCGGCGTTGTATAAATGTTAGTTGGCGCTAACGCGTGGATAAGTGATGCCAAGGTCAACTTCTTGCTGCTATCTTGAATTCCCAATTCAGGAACCAGCGCCATTAGCGGACTAACTCCGGTATATTGGTTTACATCCATTCCTGGTGTAACCAACTTAAAATGCAAAATATCAGCGCTAAGATAATCCTTGTCTGCTCGCTCATCAGTATAGTGAACATGGTAAATAATATCAGCGGCATTATCTTGTAGAGTCAGGCTAACATCATCGGAGGGCACTGGCTCTAGCCACGAAGCCTTCTGTTGCTTATCACGATGAATGACAACATAAGAATTACCATTCAACAGAAGCTGAATTAGCACTTCTTGCCACCCAGCGTAAGGGTTAATTAAATGAAACGGATTGTCTAATAAGGCTTGATATTGTTGCCCATTAAAGCGGCAAGCAGCAATGTCGGAGCTAATTCGCTCGACGACTGTAAAGACATCCGAGTTTTTAAAAGCTTGATTAACATCAACTGAAGATTGAGTTTGAATCTTGCCTCCAGAGAACACCATCAACGTTCCCGTGCCATTAGCTAACGTCCGCGAACGAAAAATGCCCTTAAAAGGATTCCATACACCCATTGCTAATCACCTCCTATCGCATTACTAAAAGAACTGCCAACAAAATATAAGGTTACACCCAGTATTACAAAGCCTAGCCACTTTGCCAGCATGAAAAAGCCGGCTACAAAAGCAGCCAGCCCACACATAATTATAATTAAACTGATTATTGATAAAACTTTTTTCATTTTTACACCTCATAAAGAGAAATTATCCCAGTACGTTTTTCGCTCGTTAGGGGTCATATTGGCAAACGGATCTTTTTGTTCCTTGTCCAAGCTAACATCATCAAAGTCATACTGGGCACGGAAAAAAGCATCAATTGTCGCATCGACAATATCAATCTTTGCCGTGCGACTATCTTTATCGACTTTGACCCCATTATTATCATTACGTAGAACAGCATTACTGAAACTGTACTTCATCAGTGGATCATCAAGCCATCTAATCTGGTCAGATGCAATTGTCCGGCGAAAAGCCAGTGTCGGCTTATTCAGGGTTAATGATCCCTGCCGCACCGGAATAGTCAGCCAGTCTGTCTTTTGATCAATCCACATGGTGACAGGCTCATCTGCATGCCAAGCGTCAAAGCAGAAGGCCTTGACCGACAAATGATGTTGCTTTACAAAATCTAAAATGTAATTAAAAACCACACCATCATCTATGAAGCCATAAGCATCTTTAGTAACATCACAAAAGCCCAGATTTTCCGCATTGCGGTAGTTGATACCATCTTGCTTTTCCTTTAAGTCAATTGACCCTTGGGCAAATGCCAGTGGAATAAAACTGTGCTGCAAGACGAACCACTTGCCAACGTTGTTCTCAGTATACGGGAAGATAAAACTTACTGCCGTATCATCGGCATATTGGGACTTATCAAAGCCGATTGTTACTTCATGGCCATCAATGTTAAATGGTGCCTGCTCAACAACTGACTTTTCAATATCATTAAGAGTCAGATAAGTGTTGGACTTGGTTTTTAGCCAAATGTTCATGTTCTTGTTCTGAAACTCAGCAATATTGCCAGACATCATGTGAGTGTTCCGCTCATTCATGAGTCGGCTAATCATCTGCTGCTTTTTCTTTTCATTTAAAGTCAACAACGGATTGGATTTTTCCCATGTTTCTGGTTTCTCGGTTTCCTTGACGCTATCCTGTTCCCAAACAAGACAAAGGTAATTATCTAGGGAACGACTGGAATCATCGCGCATTGCCCGTTCCATCATTCGTTCATCCTTGTAGAAGTACGAAGTCGGATTAGGGTAGGCTGTTGAAATCTGAAACATGGACCCACCGGTCTGCATCATCCCAGATGAAACCTGACCAACATTACGAGCAATCTGTGCAATGGCAGTAGGTGAACCCTTAGCACCATCAGAACCAGATTCATCAAGAACTGCCATGACAAAGTGCCGGCTATCAAACCGCCCTGATTCATGGCTCAAACGAAGGATGGTGTTCTGACTGTTCTTGGCAATAATGTTGTCGTTAAGAACATTAGTATCTGTTTGCTTGAATAGCTTATGAAAAGCGGCAATCTGGTCGAGCGCGTTGAAGGTAGTTTTTAGGTAGCTAAACCCCTTCTGTGACTGACTGGTAACTGGAGCAACGTATGCCATATCTTGGTTTGACTTACCAAGTGATTCCACAATAAACGAGTAAGTAAGAATAATTGCTGAGAGATAAGGCTTACCATTTGTTCGTGCCACTGAAACCAGAACACGATCATATCGTTTATCATCAAGGCTATCCCGCCATCCAAACATTAGAGCAAGGATTGCTTGTTGCCATAGCATTAGTGGCACCGGTTTACCAGTATCCACATCCGGCACTAACTTGGCAAAGTTGAGAATCTGGTTAATGTGATCCTTATCGTAATGAAACGAAAATGAACTGTCCTCAGTGATCCGCCGTAAATCCTGTAATTGGCGAAATGCTGCCAGCTTCATCATTGTGCTGGAAAGATACTTATTATCGAGAATTTCTCGTGCATACCTTGTTCCCGGATCATCGTATTTTGCAAAAATATCCTCATAATTGCCAGATTGTTTTTCAGCTTGATAAGCCTTAATGACATCCTCTGCCACGTCTTCTGAATGTGAAAAATCATACTTATGCACTATGATCACCTTTTCCATTTAGCATCTTAGCAATACTGTCAACTACATCGCCGCTGTCATCATCATCGCTGTTAAGGTTAAGCAAAGTAGCTCGTGACTGTGGCGTTAGGCCCAGTTCAGCACTTAGCTGTTTAATCTTAGCAGTTGAGTCGCTTAATGTTGTAACAGCAGGATTCTTTTTGAAACCGGCAAAATTATGAGCATCAATTACTTCACCAGTTGGTGAAACCACCGGCTTATATATAGCCGATTGGATGCCGTGCTTTTGAATTTCGTTATATGATTGTCGAAAAATATCCACTTGCACGCAAAGAGTGGCAACTACCGTCAAATCTGGCTGTTTAACAATATCAGATTTCATCAAAGCGGGTAAAATTGCTCGATAGGCATTCTTAGCTATCTTCGATAGATAACACGGAGGAGATGACTGCAACGGCTTCCACGATTCTGTGTCCTGCTTTAGCTGTTTTGTTCGTTCTCGCTGGTACTTCTCAGCTTTAGGATCAGTAGTAATTTTGTTTTTCCGTGCCATACAATTCCTCCTTTCGTAAGAGTGTGCTAATTCCTGCCCAATGGTGAATGCTGACGATCGTTTTCAACGCATCGTAATACGTTATGCCCCCCTATCATCAGAGGCAAAATAACTCGGATTTTCAAGAAAGTGCACTGTTCTATGTGATGCGCTCATTTTGGTTCCCACGGGGCGGGGGGTATTTGTTAGTTTTCAACAATGTTTTTCAGTTTTTGGTTTCTTTTCATTCAACCAACGTTTCCAATTTTTTTTGCTGATATGTTTTAACTTATTAACGCCGTTGGACTTAGCTTCAATAGCTTGTTCAATTAACGTCTTGCGGTTGTGTTGATGTCTGCTAAGAAGCCAAAGGTTATCGGTATCATATGGATCATGGCAGTAACGACGAGGAACAATATGATCAACGATATAGTCATGATCATTTAGCATTCGTCCAGTCGATCCATCAATCATCAGATCACGACGCTTCACATAATCACGAGCCTTGGTCCATTGTGTTGAGTGATAGAACTTGTTAGCAACTTGGTCACGTTCGTTATGGTTGTACTCTCGTTGCCACTGCTTATGGTATTCCTGATATTGTTCTGTCTGGTGATACTCATGTAGTCGTTCTAGTTGTTCTTGCTTATGTTCCTGCTCATGCTTACTACAATAGTTATGACCCGGTTCACATAACCTATGACAACTTTGATGCCAGCATTCATGTGTACGCATATCGCCACACCGCTTTCCTATCTATTCATGGTGTTAGTACCATGTACTGGTTTACTACTGTCTTGACTAGCTTGTCTATCCAATTTGCTGCGATGATTGGCACGTTGCTTGCTTTTCTTCTTACGCTTGTTTTCATTATCAATAAGGTTGATTAAGTCATACTCTAGTCTGCAAGAGTATGGCATTCCATCACGTCTATAAGTCACGTTACTTTTGATCCTTTCGGTTGTTTAATCATTTAATTTTATGTACAAAAAAACTACTGGCGTCAGTTCCAGTAGTTTCGTTATAAGTTCATGGACGATACAGTCCCAATAGCATGTTGTGGAATCGAACCACAATTCGATTGTAGAAAGTAAACATAGAATTTAACAAAGAAGGAAGTCCAACGAACAAAGTTTTCGAAGCACCAGCCATGCTACTACATCAGTAGATTTCATCAGGCATTAAGCCCTATAACGTGCCGTGGAGTCGAACCACGATTGCATCCGTTCACGTCACTGTTTGAAAACAAAAGGCGCAGTAAGGAATTGAACCTTACCACACTGTGTAGAAAAAGACTAAATCATTTGCTAGTTGGATTATTTTTGTGTTTGTTGTTTGATATCTAATCTTTTCTACAATACCATTATTGCATATACCAATAATAGATGAACGCTGTTGTTTCACTGATAGTCATTGCTAAAAGTCTGATTTTTCATAGACAGTAAGATGTACACCATAAACATCTAACGCACATGCAAAATCAATTAATGCTTTGTTCTTTAAGTCCTGATAACGTGCATGACTATATCCAATTTGATTAGCAACTACCCAGTCTGCTTTTCCTTCAATATACACAGAGTTGAGGATATCTTGTTCAATCTTTTTAATCGCTTTAATTGAGTTTAAAACGTCCTGTACTTCTTCTTGTCTTTGCAACATATAAATATAATGACTCTCGTTTGAATTACCACACGAGCTACCAGAAGGCATATCAGATATAACTGGAGATTTTAAACTTAAAGAACTGACTCTTGCTTGTATCATCATCTTTGGTAACTGGATTTTTAAAAAATTCTTAGCGTTTCTAATAGTTTTCTTTTTATCAACTTCTGGAAATAATTGCATAACAACCCCCAACGAAACGATTATAGTGTAATTAACATAGTGGGATGTCTATCATGAAATATTGGTAGGCTTTTTTTATACGTTAATCATTGCTAATCTGCTTAATCTTGGCTGGTCTAAAGCCAGTCCAAGTTTCATTTTCTGTTTTAACAACTGGTGTAGCTTGGAAACCTTGCTCACGTAATTCGGCTCTGATATCATCAGCATTATTAACATGATCTAAATTTATTTCTTTAAACTCAATGCCATTACGGTTTAATTCTTGTTTAGTCATTTTACACTGTACGCAATTATCTTTTGAGTAAACGATTACTTCTTTATCCATTATCATTTTTCCTTACAGTTAATCATTTCCAGTTTGATTTAAAGATATCATCCAGCAAAATATCTAATCCTTCACGAGTTACTTCAATGTAATTTTCATCACGGTTTTCTTTGCAATTAATGAAATGACCTTCATTGCCTTCTTTAGTATGAACGTAACTATCTTTTGGTAGTTTTAATTTAATTTTACTTGTCACAGTAATATATTCCTTTCGTTTTTTACTTAAAATACATAACAATCAAACCAATAATAATGATTAACAAGATTAACCACCAATGATTTTTTAACAACGATAGCAAAAACAAAATCATCATAATTCCTATTACCCACGCTACTACCTAAGTTAGGCAGCTAGAGCCACAGCCACTCGTAAATAACCATATAACGCACAATGGTAATAAAAAAAACGTGAACATACTAATTCCCCAATCTCATGCATAATTTAACAGCTAATTCTTTTTCAACAAGTTGCAGTCCGTCATCTGATTTGTAGCACCAATCTTCACCGATAAGGACTAACTTATCGTCTAAATCTAAAATTTTATCTATTCCATACTTTTGCTGTAAAGCTGACATGATTTCTTTACTTTCACTTTGCAAGTACGTTTTTTCTGTGTAGTTAATCATTTTTCTGTTTCTCCAGTTCTTCAATGTTAGTTAGTTTTAACTTCTTCAAACCATTAAAATCAGGAATTGCCTTAAGATTTGTAGTTTCCATTTTTATTCTCCTGATAATACTCAACTTGTTTTTTGCTTTCTAAATTCAAAGATATAACATCATCTTCAGTTAATTTAATTGGTATAATTTTGTTTTGTTGAAAAAAAGTAATTGCTCCCATTGAGTGAAATTGTTGATGACAATTTCTACATAATGGCAATACTTTTTTGCCGACATGATTTATTTTGTTTCGGTTAAATCCGCGACCAACCGTATCAATATGATGAATATCTGCATGTGGTTTCCCACAAACTACACAAATGCGATGCAAAAGGCACTCATGAACCAATCTATAATCATTTTGTATCTCATCAATTACTTTAGTTTTGAATGGGATATCTTGCTTAATGCAAAAATCAATAATGAAAGCTAGAAATTCAGTTGCAATCGTCATAGAACAATCTGCCATGCTGAACCATTGCGGATGTTTTAACTGGCAAATATAGCGATACTTCATCAGTTCTTCCATTTCCCTTAGCGAATAGCCGGTATGTTCGGCCATATCATTCAACATTGCAAATATCTTTTTCCGTTGGTCAACTGAAATACTTCGGCCATCGTCAACGAATACTTCCAATTGGGGTCGCTTTCCATCAGACAGTTTTGTAAGTTGGCTAACGTCTATTTCATCGCTTAACTCGATAGTGACCTTAGAACCGCTAATATTGACCAATTTACCTGTTACGCTTTTTGCCATGTTCTTAACACCTCAAAACTAAGTGGCCAATCAAAGTTTCCACTATCCAAACTAAGCAAACATTCTTTGCAAGTAGCCTTTTTTCTGTTCCTTGAGCAAATCTAACTTACGTTGATGAAGAGTGATGGTTTGCTCAACGTTGGATAGAAACGCACCAATTTTGGCTTGTTCTTCTAAAGATGGAACTGGAACTTCAATATCCATCATCTTTGTTTTTGAGATGTTGTAACGTGTAATTCCTTGTGCCAAGAAAGTAATCTTCTTACGTACTGTCGTTGACCGAAGCATTGCAGCAAGATAGTCCAAGTCAAACTCAATATTTGGACGGTATCCAAAGGTGAAACTGTTCAGATAAACGTTGTCATAATTATATTTCCAGACTGATGACATTCCAACTTCCTCAGGCGTTCCGGATGAAGTTGTGAAGAAGACGTCACCCTTTTTCACTTCGTTTTGTTTGGGATCTATCTCAACCGAATCAAGTTGTTCAAGACTTGCCACAGCATTTTGAAAGACGTTCATATAAGTCACGAACTTGGCATCACCGTGACCAAAGTCTTCCTTGGTTTTTCCAGTCAATCCGGTAAATGTCGAACCCAATTCCCCCAGCTTACGCTCTTCCCAATCGTCAGCAAACCCCGCAAATCGCAATTCAGGAACTTTGGCACCATTTTTAGGGAACATTTTTTGCAAGTAGCCTTTTTTCTGTTCCTTGAGTAAATCTAACTTACGTTGATGAAGGGTGATAGTGTCATCTAACTGTTTGAAGAATGAGCCTATTTTTTGTTGTTCTTCTAAACTAGGGATTTTAACCTTCATAAGGTCATCTTTTTTGATGTTTACAAAGGATGACGAGGCACGACCATTTTTTACGATTTGTCGACGTGTTCTTGGAAGGTTTAACACAGTCGCTAAATACCCAGCTGGATATTCACCTTTTGGCCGAAATGCAAAAAGGAAATTACCGTAATAAAGATTATCGTTATATAAATCAATAACGGATGCCCTTCCAACATCTTTTTTGCTACCAGATGTAGTGAAAAAGATATCTCCCCTCCTCACGTGTCCAGAGTCATCCTTTGCATCGAATTTGATTAATCCATCCGTAGAATCAATAACTTGCTTCTTATGAACAATAGGGCGGTTAATTAATAAGCTTCTGCCGTCTTTGTTTTCTACAATTTTACTTTTCATAGCTGGAATACAATCAAATAAATCTTTAATCTTTTTAAATTCCATTTCAGGTGTTTCTTGTGAAAATGAAATGTTGGGTGTGTTTTTCAATTTAACTACTCCTAAATTTAAAATAAGGACTTAATCAGATCTAGTTCTTGCTGCGCTTTTTCATCATGGCCAACCAGCTCGTTTAGCATGCCATTAATTTCTGTATTAAACTGATTTATTTTTTTATCCGTTTCCTTCATATCTTTCACTAATTTATCTACATCTACTGGTGGTTCTGGTTCAAACGTATCTACATAACGTGGAATATTAAGGTTATAATCGTTTTCCTTAATCTCATCTAAATCAACATCATTGGCATACTTATCAACGAATTCACGTTTTTGATAAGTTTCATAAATCTTGGCCACTGTGTCATCCGTCAAGAAGTTCTTATTTTTGCCTTTTTTAAATTCACTGGAAGCGTCGATAAACAATATGTCTTTATTCTTCCGGTTCTTTTTTAAAATCATGATACATACTGGAATTGAAGTAACATCAAATAGTTTTTCAGGTAGTCCAATAACTGCATCGATTAAATTATTATCAATTAAACGACGTCTGATTTTACCTTCTGCTGCTCCACGGAATAGAACCCCATGTGGAAGAATAGCAACCATTACGCCATCATCTTTTAAACTATAAAGGCCGTCTAGTATAAAGGCATAATCCGCTTTTCCTTTTGGGGCTAATTCATAATTGATAAATCTAACATCATCTTTATGTTCTTTGGAATCCCAACCGATTGAATAAGGTGGATTAGTGATTACAGATTCAAATCTAGTGTTATTGATTGTTCTTCAACTCCTTTCTGAACATCTTTGACTTCTTCAATGTCACTATACTTACCATTGTTAGTTAGCTTGTACACGTGCTTATATTCCTTAGTTAGAACGTTTCCATTAATCACAGTTGCATTCATTCCACGGATCATCATGTTAAATAATAAGAATGGTATCGCTGCCTCGGTTAATTCAATCATTTGATAATGATGATTAACATCATCGTCACGTTGCTTATCTGCCCACCATTTAGCAATGGTTAATGTTCCAGTTCCACAGCAGCTATCTAAATTGCTTTTAGTGTCACCAACGATCAAGGCGGTTAAATGTGCAATTGATGTTGGTGTAAAGTCTTGTTTATTATTTCTCCGGTCTGCTTGTTGCTCTTGAAAATAGCTTCGTAACTGATCTTGTGATAAGTCATCATCAATAGCCAGAACTTCATCGAATAATTTAACTCGTTTTTGTTTGTCAAAAATAATACTCATCAACTTATCCGGGGCTTTGTAGCTTTCTTCAACGCCAATTAATTCGTTGAATTTATCTTTGTTCATTTCTAAAACTCACTTTCTTCAAATATCTTTGTTCGATAGTTGTATTTTGCAATTGTTACTGGTATTTACCAAAACCTTATTAGTATGTTTCCAAAGATAGCCTCGATAAATGATTCCCATCTCACTCTTTTTAAGAATGTATGAAAATCTAGAAGTGGTAATTTTTAGATGTTCTGCTGCTTCCTTGCAACTTTTGAATTTATGAACAACTTTTAAATTTTTAGGGTCAATCATTGAAACTGGAACTTTGTTTTTTTTAATATTATTTTCAATGATTCCACTATAATTTAAGTTTTCTTTATAAGTGCACCATTCAAGGTTTTCTACCCTGTTATTATGTTTGTTTTCGTCTAAGTGGTTTACACATTCTAAATTTTGAGGATTTGGAATAAACGCCATTGCTACTAACCGATGTACTCCTGCTTTATATCTTTTTCCACTAACATGAATATCCACATTCAAATAACCAGGTTTATTTTTATACTGTTTTAATATCTTTCCTTTAAAAAAACGGCTCTTTCTTCCACGTTGCTTTGCCATTCTACTTTTACTTCTAACTCTTCCTAAATTACTAGCTTGATATATTCCATTAAAACAATCTTGATTTTCAGGAAATATGACGTCTTTCCAAATTTCGTTACCCATCAAAATTCCTCCTCCCAAAAAATATTTTTCTTATAGTCATATCTTGCGATAGTTATGGGTATTCCATATTTATACTCGAATAAATTCATCCGCAAACTAGCGTCAGTTGTTATTTTCCTAGGTTTTACATCTATAACTTTTATCAAATTTCCATAATCGTCATAAATAGCAAAGTCACAACTATATACCCTATGACGTTTGTTTTTAATACCCACTTTAAATTTTGGGATAATTTCAAATCGTTCATGGCACGAGAAATGCTCGTAGCAGCCTTTTACGTTAGTTAGGTAATAGCTTGCCTCTGCTTTGCTATCGAACGTGATACCGTCAATTTTTTGCCGTTTAGCGTGGTATTTGTTGCCTTTTGCTGAAATAGCTCTAGCTTTATAACGCTTTACATTTTTTAACGATTGTTTAGTCATCATTGATTTCAATTGAACCCCACTTGAAGTTAAGATTATCTGCTTTGATTGCCTTTTTGATGATGTATTCCGTCACTTTGTACTTACTTTTAAATAGTGCTTGTAGGGTCTTAGTTAATTTTCTAATACTATATTCAAGCGCAATCTCATTTCCATCATTGTCATAAGCAGCATAACTAAATTTATAATCCACAAAGCCTTCTTTTTTGGTTTCACGTCTCAAAATCATTTCAGCTGCAATGAAGCGCTTATCAAAATCCGAAATATTCATCGTTGACGTTTGTTGATGATGATTCAACCTTTCGTCTTCAACTCTGTACTCAGTTTCGAGAAAACTAATCACAAGTGCTGCTAGTTGCTTATCGTCTTTTGGTTCTGGAAATTTAATTCCCTTTCTTCTGAGATCGTTAGCATAATCATGAAGAATTTGAATTGCTTCCTTTTCTTTCCTAGTCATCATCTTTCTCCAACGCCTTAGCCATTCGGTTGAATGCTTTTTGGTAAATTTCTCTGTCTCTACATAGTGGGCAGCGTTCAATTGTCGTTGCTCCATATTCGGTTGTGCTTATATTTCCACGACCTTTGCATTGTGGACAATTTTTAAAAGTCATACATATTACTCCTTTTGTCAGATGTTTCTTTAAATTTAAGAATGTTATCTTTAGCACCTTTGGTAATTCTTGAAACTATTTTTGCGTTATAAACTTCTTTTAGTTCAGCGCCACTTAAATTGGTTGTAATGATCGTGCGATTGCGTCGATTTAAGATGTTGAATAAGAACCGTTGATTCCATTCGCTAGACTCACTGCTGTTGGCTTTGAAACTAGCTTCTGAACCTAAATCATCGAGAACGACTAAATCAGCATTACCAATTTCATCTAGCAGTTTGGTTTCTTGCCACTTAGATGATTTGTTGTTGAAGTTCCCTTTAATCTTTGATACAAGTTCATTGAAATCAATAAACAAGCAAGACTGCTTAGGGTTTGAGTTTTCATTTACAAACTTCAAACATGCGTAAGCTAGATGAGTTTTCCCTGAGCCAGCGTTGCCAGATAGAATCGTATTGCCTTTGTAGTCTTTATTAAGATACTTTTTAGCAATCGCAGTTATGTGCTGCTTATTGATATCTTGCTCACTTTTAGTAACCACATAATTATCAAACGTACAATTTAGAATATCCTGGTCAGTAACAATTGAGTCATTAGCTAACCGTTCAACTGTGAACCTGTCGTTCATTCTTTCAGCTAATTTCTTATCTTTCTCTTTGATAAGTTCTTCAACACATTTAGGGCAGAGAATATCTTCATGGTTAGGTATTCTGCTCTTAATTAAATGAACATCTGGGTGCTTGGGACAAGTTTCTTTTAGCTTAATTGGCGCAAATTCACTTAATGAATTAAAAACCGAGGTCTTCATCCTCTACACCTCGTTTATTGTGGTTTGTATTTCTATTAATAAAAGTTGCTTTCTTTTTATTGTGTTCAGCCATATAATCATTTGCTTGCTCAACCGTCTTAATATTTTTCTTTTGCCAATCAGTCAAAATTGAATTAACGTATTTAAAACTATGAGCAGTATTTTCAATAGCTACTTCAACAGCTCGCATAACTAAATCAGCACCAACCGTATTAATCCAATCGTTTATTTGTTCAGCAACGTATGAAGATGAGACGTTAGCAATATTTGTTTGAAACTCTCTCATGATTTTTTGACGAATTTCAAAGTCATTTTTATCATCATCATCTTTATCAGATAGTCTATTAAGTAATCTATTATCCTGCCCTGATTGGGGTAAGGGTAAGCCCCTATCGTCGTAGGGGGTATGCTCCAGTTGGGGTACAGGTATATTTCTCAAAGTTATATATCTTTTGTCGACTTCCTTTGTACCGTTTTTATAGGTTAATTTGATATTAAGTAACCCAGCACGTGATAACTTCGTGAGTGTTTTAGAAACCGTCTTTTTACTCAATCCAATTTCATTCCCAATTCTTTCATTACTCATAAAGCATTTGTGAGTAACGTTAAGCATTGTATAAATGACACCGTAAACACATTTATCCGTTGAATTTAATTCTTTTGAACTCATTACATAAGATGGTATTTGCGTGAAAAAATTTGGCATTGTCTCATTCATTTTTAACTCCTAACTAAAATGGAAGGTCATCCGTAACGTCAATTTGGTCTCCACCAGTAAACGGATCAGCACTATGGTTACTTCCATGAGATTGATAACCGTTATTATTAGATTGATTTTGTTGGCTTCCATTTTGTCGTGGTTCTAAGAAAGTAAAGTTTTCAACAACTACTTCGGTAACGTAAACTCGTTGTCCTTGTTTGTTTTCGTAGTTTCTTGTTTGCAGTCTACCTTCAACACCAATCAATGTTCCTTTACCTGCAAAATTAGCTAGGTTTTCGGCTGCCCTACGCCAGATAACACAATTAATGAAGTCTACTTCCTGTTCTCCGTTTGCGCTCTTAAATGAGCGATTAACGGCTAAATTGAACGTTCCAACTGCTGTTCCTGATTGGGTATACTTCAAATCAACATTCTTTGTTAATCGACCCGTTAAAACTACTGTATTAATCATTTGCCACTCCTTCATTAGATTTTTCATCTAATTTTTCTTTTAGATATTCGCCAACTTTGGTTAGTTCTGTCATGCTATTTGTTTTAATGTCAACATTTTTAATTTCGCAAACCATTTGTAATGTAGCTCCTGGTTTAGTTCCAGTTACTTTATCAAATTCACGAGCCATTGACTTTATTTTGTTTCTTGCTCTTTCAACTTTCTCTTTTTGTTCTGATTCTTGATTTTGTTTTTTTATGCTTTGAGTTTGTCTTTGATTATTATTTTTAGTTGTTTTTGTAGCATTTCCATCATCGTCAACGCTATCTGTTACTCCGAAAGCAGTTGCTAATGAATAGCGACTTGCATAAGTTTTAGCTGAACCGAACGCTTGCGCATCATGTTTACCACCTACTGGAACAACAAATGGGTCGAATTCAATGAACTGTCCAGATGAATGAGTAATTATTGTTTTGATTCCAACTTGATTGGGAATTTCTGATTTAACTGGGTTTTGAAAAAATGCTAATCCAGTATCTTTTAAAGCTTCATCAACTGCTTTAGTAACCCCACTTAAATCAACATAAGTGCTTCTAAAGAATGGATTAGTTTTATCTTTTTTTGGTTGTTTCAATTTAGTTCTAAAATTATTTAACGCCTTAAATATTTCGTTTTTTTCGTTGCTCATTTCCATAATTAATCAGCCACCTTTTAATAAATAATTGATTATCTAATCGTGATGTTTGTTTTTTCCTCTTCCCAAGCATCAATATCTTTGACTACTTCGCCATTTTTACTGATTGCTTTACCAGTTTTAGAAAATACAAGGTTCTTTTTAATGTCAGACCAATTTACATTTTCTTCAGTTTTAATCGCATCAGGAGAATATTTTTTAGCAATTTCAAGTAGTTTAGCTTTGTCTTTCGGATAGCTGATCACTTGCTTAGTTCCATGAGTGATTAGGATGTTTGGTAAATCTAATGTTTTCTGTGGTAACGTCATTGCATAAGCGTCAAGCTGTGATTTATAAAAATCAACTTTTGCTTCATTGTTAATTTTGATTTTTTTAAGCCAATCTTCATTTTTTTTATTCCATTTTTTAACCTTTTCTTCGTTTTCTGAATTGTTCTTTTCAGCAAATTCTTTAGCTGCTTTGTATTTTTCAACAAAAGCCATTGCTTCTTCATCGTTTGTAATTTTTAAATCTGTCATAGTTAACTCCTTAATTTTTAGTAGTTAGATCTCGTCCGCAGTATGGACAAAAGTCAATTGTCATCTCCCAATCTGCGTCCCATGTTTCAGCTGCTTCTTTATCTAAACTGTTCCAAATGCAAATTGCATATCCGTATTGGCCATAGATTTGAACAAGCTTTCCATTTTCTTCAAAGATTTCTTGTTTTTCACATGCAAAACATTTCATGGTTTAGACCTCAAACGATTTCAACGCTGGATGATTTGATTTTTTTAATATTTTAGTTTTCAAATCATCAACTGATTGACACCATCGAGATAAGGTTCTTTGCTTGCTAATAGGGCAATTGTTTCTAGCAGAAATTGCTTTTTCTAAGTTATGTTGTAGCTTTAAAATATCTTTATTTTCGACCATGTTTTTCTCCAATTCTTGATTTTTTTAGTTACGATAGTTAGAATTGAGATGTTGAAGATTTAGAATTAACAACAACTCTTGACTGTTCACGTCACACCGTGAGCGGTCTTTTTTTATGCAATTTTTTAAAAGTTTAATCATTTGCATCTCCGTTATTTTCATTTGCTTTAGAAAACTTATCAATAAGAAGTAATTCATTAAGATCTAAATTTAAACCGTGAATTAAACTAAGAACAAATGCGTCGCTTTCCTTTCGTCTGCCTTTTAAAATTCGAGCAGCAACTTCAGCTAAATTTATCATCACTGTATTAAATTGTTTTTTGTCAGTTATTCTTACGTTTAGCCCTACTTTTCCATCTTTATTGATTGATACTTCTAATAAAGTTTCGTTTTTTTCTGTCATGTTATTTCTCCTTAAATTTTTTTAATTGCTAAATCAACATCTTCTTTTAAATAGCGTCGTTTGTTGCTATAACCGAAGCTTCGCAACCCTAAACGTTTGGCCATGTTGTTAAACGTTTCAGCATAAGGATTATAGTCAATACCTTCTCCGTGGAGATAAATTAATAATTCTGAGCCATCTAGCCATCTACCTTTTCCTCTATCTTTTGACATTTATTTCATCTCCTTGAAATGATTTTTGCGACGTTTGTTAGCTTCGATACGCTTTTCAACTTGTCTTTTATCAAGCCACTCAAACAATTGAACAAAATTAAATCCGAATGAAATCATGAATGCAATTGCTAACCAATTACAGAAAATTGCTGACACCATGTTTTTTCTCCTTTCGTTCTCGACTCATTTCGATGAAATAAAGTCGGTCAATTTTTTCTTCACTAGCGTTTTTAAAAATACTCATATCCCTGTCAGGCAGACGCTTAATTAAGTATTCGATTTTTTCTTGCCTAGTTTTCAATGTTTAAAATCTCTCTTCCTTCTTTTAAAGCTCTTTGCTTTTCTTGTTCATCACTAATCAAATGAGATAAATCTTTGCCAAGGTTATCTTGCATAAATCGTTCAATTTCAAATTGCGGAACTGATACAGATTTAAGCTTGATTGATCGAATAATTCCTAGTTTTATTAATGTTGAAATATTAGTAGGTGCAGTATTCAAAAAATAAGCAACATCTTTAATGCTATAAGTTGGCTGAGAATTCCATTTTGTGTGTTCATTCATTTAACTCACCTTTTTTAAACCAAAACTGGTTTATCATCTTTCAAAAACTTATTAACAAAGTATTGTTGACCCTTGCCAGTAACCTTAGTGGTCTTACTAATAGTTGTATGATCGCCGTGGTCAATTGTTCTTTCTTTGACTTCAAACAAACCTAAATTCATTGATTTCTGTGTTGGCATATTCCAATCAGTACCTTTACGGCTAATTAGGTAGCCATTGGTTCTTAACCACTTGAACAATCTAGTTCCACCCATATCAATGCCATTTTGTTTCAAAATCTTAGCTAACTCGCTAACTAGAATAGATGTGTTACTTGCTGCTACTGCATCGGCAAATACTGCTTTAGGTTTCATGATTTCCATTTGTTTTGCTTGATTAGCTGCTAATTGCAAAGCTTCACTCATGTTGTTTGGAATTTGGAAACCACCATATTTTCTGATTTGGTTTTCCATAGAATTAAAAGCTTCAATGTATTTAACTTTAAATTCCATTGCTTTCTTACCGTTGAAACCCATTGCTAATAAAGTAAAGCCATCACGGTTCATGTAATACATTGGAAGTGTCTTGTTTTGCTTCGATAAATAAGTTCCTAATTTAAACATGTTTTGGAGAGCTGAATTTTCAGCCGTCATATTTTCAATAGATTGAATTACATTCTTATGTCTTTTTCCAAATGTTTCAGCCACTTTAAGTGAACTTGTCACTGCTTGTTGGTCTTTCATTACTACTAATTTGTTCATTTTTATCTCCTAACTAACTTTTTAGTTTTGTTATCTTTTGCCAACACTGGCATCAAAAAAAATAGCGTCGATCGTTGGTCTTTCTTCACCTTTTTTTAAAATCAAATTTTTGTTCAATAAATTAACAATTCGCATTGCATATGGTGGAAATACAGATTTCTTTCCATTTACAACAAGTTTTAAATAAGAACTAGAAGCGTGCATAGCATTTGAAAAACTATTAATTGTGTTACCAGTTCTTCCAATTAATTCATTCAACTTTTCTGAATCTCTAACTGTATATTTCATAATTTCCTCCTTTCAACATAATTAATAATACCACTTGATTTATCATTTGCCAACACTTTTGCATAAATAATTTGTATTTTTGCCAAAATTAATGCAACTTTTGTTAAACTAAACTTGAAAGGACGTTATTATAATGGCATTTAGAACAGAAATTAAAAATATAAGACTAGAAAAGAAATTTACTTTAAGACAAGTTGCATTGCAATCAGGCATTGATGCTGGTTATTTATCTCAGTTAGAAAATGGTAAAAGAAATATACCTAAGCCTGCTACTCTTGAAAAACTAGCTAAAGGTTTACGTATATCTAAAGAAGAAATTTTTAAACTAGCTGGATTAGAAACTCCTAAGCCTTCTAACATCGAGTATATAGGCTCAAACTTTGTAAATATTCCAGTGATTGGAGAAATAGCCTGCGGCGAACCTATCATCGCTGAAGAAAATATCTCTGACTATGTTCCTATCCCCTCTGATGTGGTTGAGAATGGCACATTCTTTATCCTTAATTGTATTGGTGACAGCATGGAACCAACCATTAGTAATGGCTCTCAAGTCGTTGTACGTGAACAACCAGACGCTGAAAATGGTCAAATAGCAGCAGTTTTACTAGAAGATGAAAACACTGCTACTTTAAAACGAATAAAGAAAACAAAAACCAATGTAATTCTTATGCCAGATAACCCATCATATGACCCAATTGTTTTAAATGAAGATAGACCTGGGCGCATTTTAGGAATCGTAAAAATGGAAATGAAACGTTTTTAATTGCTAAAGAACATACGTTCATAGAAAGGAGGTGAATAACGATGGCTTATTTTAGAAAACGTGGAGAAAAATGGTATTTCACTATCTCGATTCCAATGCAAAATGGGAAATATAAAAAAGTTGAACGAGTTGGTGGTAAAACTAAAGCAGAAGCTGAAAACAAATATAGAAAATTAAAAAACGATTACGAAAATGGAACAGAATTAGCAAGCACAAAATCAATTTCTGTTCATGATCTAATGGACTACTGGTTTAAACATTATGTATTAAAAAACCTTAAATATAACACTCAGCAAAATTATGCTGGAGTTATTAAAAATTATATTGACCCATTTTTGGGTTCTTATGATGCTAAAAAATTAAAACCAATTAAAATACAGGAGTTTGCTGACAACTTGCCAGAACGTGGACTTGCCAAGCATACAATAGGAATTATTTTATCCGTTTTGAAAGAAGCTCTTGATCGTGCAGTTATTCCTTATGGTTTTATTAAACATAACCCTTGCTTGTCTATTGAAATGCCTAGAATGCCTTATTCTGCTAAACGTAATCCAATTAAGATTTTATCAATAGAAAATTATAATAGAATACTTGAACATCTTGATTATAATAATCCAGTTAGATTGCCGATTATAATTGCATTTAATACAGGAATGAGGCGTGGAGAAGTTTGTGCATTAAAGTGGTCTGATATTGATCTAGCTAATCGAGTGATAAATGTTAGGCATACTATGATTGACATTAAACACCATCGTGTTGAAATAACAACTCCAAAAACCCCAGCAAGTAATCGTGATATTCATTTTGGTGAAACTTTATATAAGGAATTAATTAAATTTAAGTTATTCCAAAATAATAACAAAATGTTATTTAAGAAATATAAAAACAGTGATCTAGTCTGTACCAAATCAGATGGTAGTTTAATTTCGCCTAACACAATTAAATATCATTGCGACAAAATCTCTAAAGAATTAAATATTGAGTTTCATTTTCACATGTTAAGACATACCCACGCTACTTTATTACTGGAGCATGGAGCTATGCCAAAAGAAGTTCAAATTAGGCTTGGACATTCAAAATTAGAAACAACAATGAATACCTACGTTCACATTACCGAAAAAACAAAAAAACACACCGGAGATATTTTCGAAGAAATTAATCAAGAAAATAACTCTAGTGTGTAA